TGATATATTCTCTATACCTATTGTCACCATTTTCTACTCTTTCAATCATCGAATCCCAGTTCTCTTGCCAGTATTCCACTGAATAAAAATCCATAGTTGTGATATTTAGTAAGTCCGGATACTCAGATTTGAACTGAGATTATTCCTGCTCCCAAAGCAGGTGCCATGACCAAGTTAGGCGATATCCGGATGTAATTGTAATTCACCTGAATGAACTGCTGCATGACAACAAGCACATAATAGCACACATTCTTGTATCTCGTCAAGTATACGCTGTTCACTCCATCCTCTTATAGAAGCAAATGCTTTGTCTTTAATACTGGGATTTAAATGGTGAACCTGCAAGGCAGATTGATATTTATTAAATCCACAAGAAACACATTTACCACCCATTTGCTCAACGATAAACTTTCGTTTCTTTTGCCCCAATTCAAGTGTATATTTGTTGTGGCACGAACCACAAACACTTTTTTTGTGCCCATAAAATTTAGATGGGTTTGTTTCACCGCAATGGCTACATTTGTGTGTTTTCATATTGGTAGAACAAACTTATCTACCATTATTTATGTTACCTAATAATTATACTACTTCTTGTGGTGCTTGTCAAATGGTGCCCAGTGCTGCCAGTTGTATTTGTGGACTGCCCAGATACCGATGATAGGCACAAACACAAGTATATAACAGATAAACGCTAAAAACAAGTCGTTGTTAAGTGCTGCTGCTGCAAAGTGTCCCATTAGATTATAGACATAAAGAACAAGAAAAAACCGAATGCTATGAAAAATCCAAGAATTAAAAATTGTGATTCCATAGTTCTCTAAAATATCTGTCTGTGTGGTTTAAACAATCAAGTGGTGCTGTTTCATCTTTTAGTGCCCATTCATAACAAAAGTCAATCATACCAGATGAAACATGATTGACTCCAAAGATTCTTGAGAATGCTGATGCTGCGAAATGAAACCTTTGTCTAGTGTGCGGTTCCATTGCCCTTATAGTGTTCGGATTCATAGTAGTGTCCCTTCTTAGAACCGAAATAGATTGTAGCGATTACAAAGGGTATTGCAACTATAATGAGTGCTTTTCCTAACAGATGTTCCATTACTTTTCCTCCTCATCCTCGTATGTTGATGGCTCTTCAAATAGTTCTTCCATTTTTTGTTCTAAAACTCTTTTTTGGAGTTTGAGTAAATCTTCCTCTGTGATTTGTATCTTGTCCATTAGTTAAGTGTAATTTTTAACCACGGCAATAATGGTGGGATAGCACCAACTAATCTCAAAAGTCCCTCAGCAAATAAAGCAAGAACCACCCAACCGACGCACATACTAATGATAGAAGCATTACGGTTGTGTTGTCGTATTGCTGCATCGATCATCTCCTGGCATTCTGAGCGTGTGATAAATTCTTCTTGTTCATGCATCATTCAGGAAAATCCTCACTAAGTTCAGTCAATCTCTTTTGCCATGTAACACCACCTTCCATGCCCACACATGGATTGATGCAAGTGTCATCACCTAGTTTATTACAAACAAGTCCAGCAAGGTCAAGTTCGTTTCCTTTCTTACCTGTGCCAGACCAGTAGTGCTCTCCGTTGATCCACAACGCACCACACTTTGGGCATTCCTTTCTTTCAATAGAAAGATCGGACAGCTCTTTATTGGACATCTTTGTTGTACTCCTTAAGAAACTTTTGGAAATCGGTTGTGTCCTTAATTAACTGTCTCTTAAGTTGCCAACCCATCCATTTCATTTGAATCTGAATGGCAGCATGTCGAATTTGTAAGTCCATATACTGAACCAGTTTCATGGTTTCAGCATAACCAGCATAGGCAACTAATGCAACGAATGTCAGCATTAGAAAATAAAAGACTGCCATTTTAGATTCTTCTATATTTTTTATGTAGACATTCAATGTTTTCTTAACATTGTAATATGTTGATACAAAAACTTTTTATAAACGGAAGGTGCCGGAGTCGAACCGGCAAGGGCTTTAACACCTCAACTGTTTTCAAGACAGGTCCCGTCACCAATCGGGTTGACCTTCCAAGTATTCTTTTTCTTGTTGATAGGGATAAATCTTACCAGTTTTTAGTTCCCAAACATATATTATATCTGGAATTAACCATTTGTCAACGCGATAACAATACTCCCAATTAGCAGGAACTGTTACACAATTCACAACTACAATCTGAAAGAAAGATATAGAGTAATTCCAGATAGTATTAATCAACGGATTTCAAAATCCAACTTGCGAACTTTGCGCTGTCTTCTTGCTTCTTGATATGCAAGATCTGAAGAGGAAAGAACGTTTGACTTTTGTTCTTTCTGTGTAGAGTTTATCATAACTACTCTGCTTAAGTCAAGGGCTGTAACACTATCACCCTTTACAGTCATCATATTTGGACAACCACATACTTGCGTCTTTGGATTGCTAGTTAATTCCTTATTGCAATCCTTGCATCTTACGACTAACATTTGTCTGCATCCTATTCAGTTCAATGGTATTTTATTTATAATGGGCGATGAGGGATTCGAACCCCCGACCCTCTCCGTGTAAAGGAGGTGCGCTACCACTGCGCTAATCGCCCTAAAGGGTGGAAGGTACTCCCACTCGCATAAATGCGTCCACCCTACTCCCCCACCTCGATTCGAACGAGGAACCTTAGAGTTAACAGCTCTCTGCTCTGCCGTTGAGCTATAGGGGAATAAGTCCTCTTAAAGAGGAAGCGGATGACGCGATTCGAACGCGCAACCAACAGCTTGGAAGGCTGTGACTCTACCGTTGAGTTACATCCGCAAGTGAGACAATCATAAACCATTTTGGTTTGATTGTCAACAGGCAAGGAGGGACTCGAACCCCCAATCGACATCTTAGAAGGATGCTGCATTATCCATTATGCTACTTGCCCATATGGTAGTTCCTATCGCCGCTAATCCTGAACTACCAAGGGGATTACCGCAGTTGATTATGATCTCTCAATCCCATCAACGTAATTATCATACTCCTCTTCACTGATTTCGTCAAGGCTTACAATTTCAAGTTCATCATCACTAATGTTTATCCATTCAACAAACTCATCGATGATTGCCATTTGATCATAAATTTTTGAAATGTCCTGACAATCGTAAGATTCAATTCTACCAAGTGCCCAGTCACGAACATGAGCAACAATTTCTTCAGTCTCCAGTTTCATAATAGTCCTTTCGGAAGTACCTGCTGAGGATGTTGCTATTGTAGTACCTCGGGGTTCCGTCGTCAAGGGATTCTGTGAGAACGTTGTTGGTGAAGAGTTGTCTTGTTTCTTCGTAGTTTGTTTTGCCAGCTGTCTTATGTAAAGACAAGATAGTTCTACTAAAATTTTGTCTCCCAGTGCGTTCAATTTCCTCTTTAAGTTCTGGACAAGACCCATAATACTTTTTCCAATCAGATTCCTTTTTTACTCTGCGTTTCTTTCCTGGCGGTTTTCTGTGACTCCAAAAATACTTTCTCCCAATGTACGCTCGTCCGTTGGTGAGATTGGTAATGAGATAAACAAAACCATAGTTGTCCCCAATATCATCACTGGTAAAAGCAACTTCATTATACATCCAGGGGTTTTCATAATCAATACCTGTACTCATCAATTATATCAAGAACCTTGTTTAGGTATTTATGAGCAAGGTCCTTGGGGTTAGAATACCAAGTAGGATCATCTTGTAACTGTGCTTTTAATTTTAACACACGAATTCTAAATTCGTCTTTCTTGAGTTGATTTTTCGACATGAAAAAGGGGGAGATTGCTCTCCCCTATCTATCAAAGTTTGAAACCACTAAAGGTATCTTTCTTCACATCCTGTTTTATACCACCAACTACATATGATTCAACTTCTGTCTCCTGTGGAGCAACCTGCAGTCCTTTAGAGGAAATCCAGTGCTGTGTCCAGGGGAGTGGATTATTGTTTGCTGCAATATCGTATTGGGGCTTTAACCCAATTGCTTTTAATCTTCTATTTGCCACCCATTCAACATATTGCTGAAGAAGTTTGTCGTTCAGTCCAATCATGCTGCCATCTTTGAACAGATAATCTGCCCATCTCTTTTCTTCGTTTACAGCGCGATCGAACATAGCATACGTCCACTCTTCTTCTTCCTTCATGATTTGCTTCATTTCAGGATCATCACCATCACGCCATTTGTTCAGAATGTTCTGAGTGATTGCTAAGTGTTGATTTTCGTCTCTTGCGATGAGAGAGATGATCTTAGCGGATCCTTCCATAAGCTTAAGTTCACCAAAGGCGAAACTACAAGCAAAACTAACGTAGAACCGAATACCTTCAAGAATGTTAACGTTTGCGACTGCTCTGTACAGTTTTCGTTTGACATCGTTGAGTGATTCCTTTGCGTATGATACTCCTTCAAGGTTGTGCATCCAGGTATCGGATACACCATACTGCTGTGATGCTCGAATGAAGTCATCATATGACTCTGTAACGCTTGTAGCACGTTCTAGAATACGCTCATCGGAGAGAATAGTATCAAACACCTCACTAGGGTCTGAATATACGTTTTTGATGATGTATGTGTAAGAACGTGAATGAATCATTTCCATAAAACCCCACACTTCCATACATGCTTCCAATTCAGGAAGAGAGCAGTATGGAATGAATGCCATACCAGGAGCACGTCCCTGAACAGAGTCAAGCATAATCTGATACTTCAGATTAGAAGTATAGATGTGCTTCTGCTCAGGACGTAGAGTATGGTAATCACCACGATCTTTCTGAAGAGAAACCTCTTCGGGCCTCCAGAAGTATCCTAGTTGTTGGGTTGTAAGTTTATCGAAGATAGGATATTTGTACGAATCATATCTCTGGACTCCCAGAGGTTTACCGAAGAACATCGGTTGCTTTTTAGTATTAACTTGTTCAGTATTGAAAACAGTCATGCCTTTAACTTCTGTGTTTGGCATGTCTGTGGAAGAAATTTTAAACTGCACAGGATTCACACTCTCCCTCCTCGGCTGTACTTAACTCACTTAACAGATTTTGTAGATTGGGTTTGTCTTCTTGCACTTCATCAGTCTTAATGTCGTAAGTATTTTGATAGTAAGAAGTCTTCCACCCGTACTTATATGTAGTCAATAGGTCATTTGCCATGACTGAAACTGGCACTTCATTATCAGGATAATTCTCTGGATTGTAACTCCAATTACCAGATATCGCCTGATCGAAGAATTTTTGCATTACAGACACTACATGTACGTATCCCTTATTGTCAGGCATTTCCCACAATAGGGTGTAATTATTCTTCAAGGAATGATACTGCGGAACAATCTGCTTAAGAGGCCCTTTCTTGGATTTCTTAATGGACAGGTATCCTCTAGGTGGCTCGATTCCATTGGTTGCGTTTGACACAACGGAACTGCTCTCTGAAGGCATTTGTGCGGACAACGTGCTGTGCCTGAGTCCTGACTCCAAGATAGATGCTCTAAGACTTTCCCAATCATGTTCCAACTTATTCTCTACAATCTCATCTACATCCTTCTTGTATGTATCAATCGGAAGAATGCCATCAGCATACTTGGTACGTCCAAAGTATTCACAATGCCCTTTCTCTTTAGCAAGTTGATTGGATGCTTTCAGAAGATAATACTGGAAGGATTCAGAGAGTCCATGAACTGCGTCCCATGCCTCTTGGGAATTATAGTTAAATCCAAGTTTTGCCAAATAGTGAGCCAACCCGATAAACCCTATACCAAGCGAACGACGTGCCTTGGTGGCGATTTCGGCTGCCTTAATGGGATAGTTTTGATAGTCAATCAACTCATCAAGAGAGCGGACAGAAAGATCACAAAGTTCCTCAAGTTCTTCATCGGACTTAACTTTACCAACGTTGATTGCAGAAAGAATGCACAGAGCAATCTCACCAAACTCATCGTCGATATGATTAATTGGATAAGTGGGAAGAGTAATCTCTTGGCAGAGATTAGACATGTTTACTTTATCCTTGAAAGAAGAGTGTGAGTTGCAGTGATCGATATTCATGATATAGATGCGACCCGTCTCTGCCCTCTCTTTCAGGAGATCCAGAATGAGTTCTTGAGCTCCAATAGTCTTTCTTGGGACAGATGAATCTCGTTCATAACCCACATATAACTCGTCAAATCTATCAGTGCCAAAAGCATCATACAAACCAGGAACATCGTGCGGAGAGAAGAGTGAGATTTCTCCGTTTTGAATGAATCGTTCATAGAAGATTTTGCTGATTTGGATTGAGTAATCTAGTTTGCGAACACGATTGTCCTCTGTACCTTTATTATTCTTGAGAACAAGAATATCTTCTATCTCTTGGTGCCAGATGGGGAAGTGGACTGTTGCGCTTCCACCTCTGATGCCATTTTGTGTGCAGCATCGGACAGTTGCTTCAAACTTTTTGAGAAATGGAATAACGCCTGTGTGCTGAACCTCACCGCCTCTGATTTTGCTGTTGATGCCACGGATTCTACCTGCGTTGATACCGATACCCGCCCTTTGTGCAACATATCTGCCAATAGCCATATCGCTACTAAAGATACTATCGAGGGTGTCATCAGCGTCAATAAGGACACAGCTAGCAAATTGTCGAAGTGGAGTTCTAACCCCCGCCATGATAGGTGTGGGAATGTTGATTTTGTGCTTGCTGATTGCGTCGTAGTATCGTTTGACATAAGAGAGTCGGGTTTCTTTTGGATACTCTGCAAAAATAGTCAGAGCAATCATGATGTACATGAATTGCGGAGTTTCATATACTCCACCAGAACTTCTATCCTGTACCAAGTACTTATCAACTACCTGGCGCAAGCCAGCATAGGTAAACAAGAAATCACGATCGTGATCAATAAAACTATTTACCTTTTCAATCTCTTCCTTTGAATACTTTGTAAAAATATCTTTATCATATACATCAACATTAGTACATGAAAGAATATGCTCTTCCAAATGCGGAAGTTCTCTCATCTTCCCGTAAAGACTTTTTCGAAGTGCAAAGAGTAAGAGTCGTGCAGCAACGAACTGATAGTTAGGATGATCAAGGTCGATAAGATCGCTGGCACTACGAATAAGGATTTCTTGAATTTCTCCAGTGGTGATACCATTATAAAACTGAATACCAGATTTCATCTCAACTTGACTTGCAGAAACACCTGCAAGTCCCTTTGTTGCCTCTTCAACCATCAAGTGCATCTTGTCCAAGTCAAGAGACTCAATTCTTCCATCACGCTTTTTAACTTTGGTGCCGTTACTCATATTTTCTTCCAGGTGGTAAATTTAAGTTTTGCTTCTAATCCAGAGTATGTATTTGATTCTATCACAGACTGAACATCAAGTCCAGACATAACCATATCATTAATATCTTTTTCAGTTATGTTAGATGGCCAGATGACAATCTTTTCTCCAGAGTTGATTGTTTTGTCAATTCGATTGAGGATTTCTCTATTGCGTGGTTCGTTATCATAGATATACACAGGATTGCTAATCCCCCAGTTGCTAATATCAGCATCAGCTCCACACATAGCAATCGCATTGCAAATGAATGTGCTGTCGAATGGTCCTTCTGTAACATAGACTGGAGAGTCTCTTCGGATTGTATCAAGTCCATAGATTTTTGGTGCATTTTCATTAAACATCACAGTGATATATTTAACAGACTTTGGATTGTTAAAATCCAAACTCCTTCCCTGAATACCAATTAAGTTTTGATTATAAAACAAAGGAATAATAATCCTTGCTTCATCATATTTTGTATCCTCAAAGGTAGGTTTGATTGTGTTTACCCACTCTTTAAACTTCTCTGCATAATAAAATTGGTTAGAGTCAAGTTTCCTGCCACTCAGATATCCATCTGCAGTTGGATTCTCAGACGCTTTTGGTAGGTTAATTTTTTGCTTGAACTTTGGTGCTTCAAAATTAAATTTTGGCTCATCAACGACAAAATTCCTACCAGTGTTTCCTTTCTTAAACTTCTCTAGAGAATATTGCTTGTGTATAACAGGATCCAACTGCTTCAAAAAGTTACTAAAAGACATTGAAGTGCCACAATTATGACACTTAAAGTTGGTATTTGCCTTTACAGAGTAAATATATCCCCTCGTTTTGTTTTTGTTACGTTGGGAGTCCCCACAGATAGGGCAGCGGAAGTTGTAGAGATCCGCCTTTACTCTTTTAAATTTTTCTAAACGGGGAGATAAGAGTCCAATAAATTTGGAATCAATGTGATCCATTCACAAAAGCAATCGCTGGTGCCATTATAGCATTTCCAGACGAAGTTATCAATGGTTTAAGGGTTTTAATTGCTTGTGGATTGGTAAAGGCTATAACTGCTCCCAATACTCCGATAGCAACCCAAAGTTTCCGTTCAAGTTTTGATAATCTTGTAACAACGCCGTCATGATCGCTGTCCATTTTATCACGCAATTTGTCGATTTTATCAAACAATATTGAGTCGATTTCTTCTTGTTTACTGATTCTTTCTTCATGGACGGCAAGCATCCGCGACACATTATTATTTACCTCAGCAATCTTTTCAATTGCAGCATCTAACTTAGAGACAACTGACTCAAAGTTCTGTAATCTTTCTTCTAGTACTGCAACCTTAACTTGCTCTGCCATCTTGGGGAGTCCACATCTTTCTTAGACCCTTTTGGTAGATATATCTTTTTCTTTTTCTCCTTCTGACTGGAGGATCATCTCCAGCTTCAGCAGTTCCAGCAATTTTACCACCAGCAAGAGAGTTCGTTGGAACCTCTTCATAGAGATAAGAACGAACAATATCTATAATTTTATCAAGGTTTTCTTTTTTCATCATAGATTTTGTTTAGTTCTGAAAGACAGTAATCATCTAGTTCAATATCATGAATATAACACTTTGGATAACTAGGAAGTTTGTTCAAAAACACAACAAATGTTTTAATGGAATTCCACAAATCCTCCTCAATCTTAAAAAACAACATTGGAGTAGTTGCTTCACCAAAGATATTATAAAGAATAATAAAATGATTAAGAAGAAGGTGAGTTTTTAGCTCACCTGTATTCTTATATCTTTTCAATAATCTTTTGATATATTTGAAATGATTTAAATCTTTCTCAAAATCTTCTTTTGTTACCGCCTGAGGATTTTCATAATTTTTAATTGCGAATAAAAGGAAATTATCCCCATTCAACTCATTAAATATCATACATCAATCAGTTTGCGTCAACAATATTAGGATAAGAAGGAGTATTACCAGTTTCAATACCAGACATGGCAACAAGAATTTCCTTCTTGACTCTCAGGTTTCCTGCGTTATCAACATAAGTTGTAACACCAACCCAACCAACACCGACTTCATAAGTAGTTGCGTTTGCGTCTTGAGCTCCAGCAGTTGAGATGCCATAAACTCTAGCAGAGAAATCATTTCCGATTGCCTGCGACTCACTGTAGTGCGAATCAACGATGGTGTACTTAGGAAGTTGTGAACCTTGGAATGATGTTCCAGCGATAGCAGCACCACTCAGTCCAGCAGTTGAACCAATGGTTAATTGAGTTGTGCTAGCGATACTTACAACTACCGCATCACCGAAATAGGTTCCTGGCTTCTCCATGGAACCAAAACGAATCACATCTCCCTCTTGAATTGAACCCGTCTCACCGAACAGAGTTCCAGAACCAGGAGATTCTAAGTTAGAACCAGTAACGATACCAGTTGCATAATTTAGAGTAACGGTGCCCTGCGCGTCACGATTGTCATTATTGCCCCAGAGTGCCATGTCTTTCTTCCGAATAAATTTATTTGCTATAAGATATTTATAAAAATAGGATACCCTGAAATTAGGATATCCTATTGGATTATTCTTCGCCTTCGCGTGTTCTAATCGCTTTAGCTACAACTTCTAAAAGTTGATCGTCCATTTCAGTTTTAGTCAATTTAACTGCTTTGCCAAGGATAACCAGGCAAATTTCGATTAACTTTTCGCCCAGTTCCTCATTTTCAGGAATCTTGGCAACTGCATCAGAAATTACTTTCGATGCTAATGGGAGTAAAAATGAAAGCATGATGAACCTCAATAGGTATACAAACTATATATCAAATATCTTTCTTTTTCTGAAGAGATTGTTCTCTTCTCTTAGAAATCATTAAGTCAATTTTAGTTTTTTTCTTCTGAAGAGCAAGTTCTTCAGGAGACATTGGCATTTCAGTTGCACCCTCTTTTACTTCTTTCTTTTCAGGAAGTCCTTTGTGCTTGGTTTTAGCAAAGTCTTTTGCTTCCTTTCCAGTCATTGAAGCAGCTGCTTTTGCAACTTCAGGTGATGGTGCTGCCATCTTTCCTTTCTTAGTTGCATAAACCATTCCCATAAAGCGTTGTTGTGCTTTAGAGAGTGCCTTCTCATCAATCTGCTCAACACCTTCAACATACTGAGAACGATACTTGCCACCAGTCTTCTTGTGAGTATCAGCAAGTTCTGCTGCTCTTGCGTCAGCATACTTCTTACTCTTCACAGGTTTACCAATCTTCTTCTCCTTGCCACCATCAGGAGAACCCATCACTTGAAAAGGCATTTCATCAAGTTGTTCTCCTTCAGGTTCATAAGAACTATAGATACCTGCTTTCATTCCTCTATACTGCTTTTCCATAGCAGCAAGAGCAGCCTTCTTGTCCTTTCTTTCGTTGGATCTTTTGAGTCTTTCCTTAGACTCTCCTGGTTTTCTGCCAAGATACCTTCTTCTCTGAAGATCTGTCAACTCTTCAATCTGCTCCACTTCTTCTTTCTGTGATTTTCTTTTTCTTTCATCACGATCATACCAAGTCTCTTTCTTTTTGGGGTTATCTTGAGACTTTTTTGTCTGAGGAGATACCATGTAGATTTCATCCACATTCTCAACTTCTTCCTTTGCTGTTGTTTTAGCAGCAGGACTCCTGTATTTGTCTGCCTTAGATGCTTTTTCAGAAGCAGCAGCACCACTGTATGATTTCTTTTTGTTTTCAGCAGCATTCTTTTTGATTTCTCTATTCAGAAGTGCTTGCTTCAGTTTCATTCTTTTGCTGAGAGCAGGAGGATTTCCTACTGCCTTAGCCATAGTCATTCCAATTCCTTCTTCAATCTCATTTTCCTCACTCATGCGCTTGGCAACTTTCTCTGCCTGCTTCTTAATGAATCCTTTTACACTTTTCTTTGCTTTTCCAGGAGCATCAGCAACTGCTTGACGTGCCTTTCTAGTCTTATAACCAGCAGTTTGTGCTACTTCTCTACCTTTATTATATGCAGCAACTTGTGCTTTTGCTGATGCATATTTTGCCGACTTCTTAGCAGCACCAATTTTTTCACCTACCTTTCTTCTCAGATATCTAAGGCGTCCCTTTGCCTTCTTCATCACATCGTCTTTCTTGGTTGGAGTATCATGTCCAAAAGTAACCTTTGCTTCAGTTAGTGCATACTCAATTGCTTCTTCAATATCATCTTCACCATAACCTTCCTCAAGAAGTTCATCATATACACTTTCAACAACAAAATCAAACTCATCAATCTCAACCATTTCAATCAAGGTTGCACCAATTTCCTCAAGTGCTTCGCCCAGAGTAGGATTGATTTTGATTTTATTGTTTACTTTCTTCTCTTTGATTGGTTTGGAATCAATATCATCATCCATTATTTCAGCTAAGTCAGTTCTCCAGTTAGAGAGAGACTCTGCCATTTTAGTTCTAACCTTCTTCTTACCATCAGGAGAAGGAACAAACTCACCCATTCCTGTTTCTTTGGGATCGTCCTTATCTACATCACCATCGTTGTCAGCATCAATTCTCTTGACTGCTTTCTTTACCAATCCTTTGAGATTCTTGTCTGGAACTTCATGAGGAGCATGAACTCCCATTTTTGTAACTTCAGCAAGTTCTTTCTCTTCTTTCATTCTCTTCTTCATCGCCTTGCCAATAGCCTTGCGACGCTTATGAAGATACTTGTCTGACTTATCTGTGTCGCCATCATTATCAATGTCTGCATCCTCTTGTCCTACTGGATCAAGTGCTTCCATTGCTGCCTTTCTCTTTGCCGCGCTCTTAGCAAGCAGTCTTTCTTTTGCTGCCTGCTGTTCATCCTTAGGAATGTTGAACATATTTCTATCAGTCTTCAACTTCTCTTTAGGAGGTTCAACTTTTGCCTCAGCAACCTGATCTAAATATACCTTCGAAATAGCATTCAAAGGATTAGGAGCAATTCCAGACATGTTAATACTACTTACTTTTTAACCTTATACTTATTTATGAATTCCTTTATATTAACCCCCTTATAAGGTTTGGCTCCTGTTTGAAGATTTGTCTTGTCTCCTTTTTCAAATCCAGGAGTAAGTGCTGCAGCATTCTTGAAATATCCACCAGTTCCTTCTAAGGTATTTGGTTTTCCAGGAACTCTCATACGACGTTCCATTTTACGCTCAGTATATTCCATAACGTCACGAATCCATGATTTGAACATGTAGTTCTCTTCTGTGACACAAATAAGGTGATTGGTTCCTCTGCGAATAATTTCACCAATCAATCCAGTATTTAAGTTCTCTACAATATCACCAATTCTATAAATGAATCCATTGACGTATTGCTCACGAAGTCCTCTTGGATCACACTTAGGTGCAATCTGCCAAAGTTCGGTAACTTCTTTTTTCTTTTTCTTGGAACCCATTCCTTGACGGACTGCATCAAAGAGTGCTCTTGTATCTCCATCATCCAATGACTTTGGTGTTCCTCTACGGAAAGAATCAAAGTCATCATCCATAACAGCCTTTCTCATCTTGGATGCTGACATTCCTTCCACACCTTCAGCATCAGCATCTCTTACACCAGCAGAGATAACACGAATCAAGTCAAAGTCATACAATTCACCATTGTACTTTTGTGCAAGGTTCTCAAACTCTGCTTGTCTATCAGAACCCACAACAATATTAACGTTTTCGTATCCAGCTTCACTAGCAGCAATCAATACGTTAAAGATTGATTTCATTTCAGCATCATTAATAATGTTCTCATCAAAGTCAGGGAACATCTTCTTCATATACGAAATTTTCATGTCAGGATCCAATGGATTCTTCTTAGGATCTTGAGTTCTTGAAGGATAGATTTTTAAGTCTCCACCCTCAGACGCTTTCTGTGCTGACTTCAGAAGTTTCTCATGTCCAACTGTTGGTGGATTGAAACGTCCAAACGCAACAGTCAGAGTATCAGACATTTCACCTTCTGCTGGAGTTGCTTCAGGTGCTGCTTTAGCTTTTGGTTTTTCTTCTGGTGCAACTTTTGCTTTTGCAGGTTCTGCTGCTTGTGGTTTTGCAGCAGCAAGTTTCTTTCCAGGTTCTTCTTCTTTCTTTTTATCTTTCTTATCAACAAAAACAAGTTTTCCTTTTTCAGTAGTCGCAACAAAATTACCACGAGTGTCCAACCAACCACCGTGGCCATCACTCTTAAGGTTTAACTTCCTCGCCTGCATACTTGCCTGCGATTGTGCCTCACTTAAAAATTGGAAAAAACTTTTCATTTATATTGTTAGTCCTTATACTATATTTATTACATATTGGCAATTAAGAAATCAATACTATCGTCTTTAGTAATATCAAAAGCAGATCTTGTTGGTTTTTTATCAATTAATAATGCTGTACTAAATCTATAATTTGGATCGCTACTACTTCCTTTTTTTCTAATTCTAAGTTTTAGAGACCCATTAAATTTAATCATTTCAGTAAATCTAGAAATTCCTGCAGGATCTCTACCCATATAATAAGTTCCGTAACCACCAATGTGGATGTAAAATATATTTTTAGAGTTATAAAAATTGGACATAGTGGTATTATCTATAGGAATATACTTATCAGGAAAAGTCTTATAATCATATTCCTTATCGCCCCAAGTAACACTTTGTCTATTTGATTGTCTCTCAAATAATCTAGGAACTCCAGAATTTCCCCAAGCATCATTAGAGTTTACAAAATCTTCAACACCAAGTTTTTTCAAATTTTCTCTCATAGTTCTATCTTGAATGGTATTCTTACCATCAAGATACCACTTTTTTGTTGAAACATTATATTTCAATCCACTCTGGCCATAATCTGCGTTTTCATCCAGTTTAATTTCTAAATTTTGTGGATTACCATTCCACAAAAACTTACAATCCGGAGCACTATTGTCAGCTCCCGCAGGAGTAAATCCAGAAGGAACTAAATCATTTTCTTTTAATTTTTCAAAAACAAACTTTTCATACAAAAATCCTTTATTTTTGATATTTTCGGGTTGATCATAATAATCTTTATCTTGAACGTTATCTTCAGTATGACGCTTTCTTGCCAATGTTTTTGCCATAACACTCAAACACTATTTCAAGTATTTAGAAATGGAAAATAGCGGACTCGAACCGCTGACATCCTGCTTGCAAAGCAGGCGCTCTACCAACTGAGCTAATTCCCCTAACAAAGACATTATAAAACCCTCTCAACTAAAAGTCAAGAGGGTTAGAGCAAACTTCCGATTTATTTATCAGAGACCCTTAGCGTGTCTTGTTTTGCCACTCTCATCAGTCCAGGTTTCTCTTTCGCGTCTTGGAGTTACATAACCTACACCAGGAACAGCACCAGTCTTTCCTTGGTCTCTTGCAGCATTTCTTGCTGCTGCTCTTTGTGCTGCTCTCTTACGATTCTTCTCATAATTAGTCATTGCCTCATCAAACCATGCTTCAAACTCTTCCTTCTTATCCTTTTCAATACGAGCAGACATCTTACGAATCTGGTCAATACTCATATTGCCTGTACCAGTGAACCCTGGCTTAGAAGGATCTGGTTGCTTAGAATGACCCGATTTGCGACCCTCAGGATCTCTTGCCATGCGACGATTCTCGTCAAGTTCATGAATAATATCAATCGCTTCCTCATCAATCATGTTTGCCATCATCCACTCTGCTTCTTCCAGAGTTTCTGCAAATCCTTCTGCTTGGAGGAACTCAAGGACTACATCAAAAATATCAAGTTCTTCACCCATTCTCTTGCGTTTTGCATAAGCTATTTGCGATAACTTATGAGAAGCATACTTTTCACCTTCTTTTGCTGGAAGAGGTCTATGACCTGCTCTTCTTTCTGCAGCAAGGTCCTTTCTTCTTTCTGAAGGTTCACCCTTTACTGCTTCATCAACTTCTTGAGGAGCATGAACCTGCTCAAATGCTTCCATCAAACCTCTAAGATTATTAAGATCCATCTTGGAAAATTTCTATTCTTCTATGGATATTTATAAAAAAAGACCCTCAAGGGGTCTCGATAACAGAAGTGATAGCATCGTCAAGATCAGTAATGACTTCACGAATTTCAAAGACACGCTCTGGACAATCAACACCAGTGCTGTATCCTTTCTGAGCATCAAACAGAACTTGACGAACTGCTGCTGCAGCACGAACGGGCATAGTAATAGTTACTTGTTTTTCTTTAGTCATACTTCCTCCAGCATATTCAAATCCATTAGTTTATTTTTAGTTGTATCATCTTTTTTTCTAAATTCGTGCAAATCTTCCCAATACTTTATTACATTTTCTCTAACTTTATCAAGTGCTTCTTTACTTTCTTCAGTTTCCTCACCAACTTTCATAGAAGTAATCGTAACTCCACCAGTTTTATTTCTATAAGAATAGATGACTTTATTAGAACCACTATCAAGTTGCTGTTGAACTCCCTCCATAGTTCCATGCATTTTTGCTGAAGGAACTTCCTCAAAATCTACATTAAGATGTGCGAAAGAATACTTAAGAGTATCAACTTGCATTTTCGTTAAAGTAGTCATACTTCCTCCTTACAATTTTTAATTAAATTTTTATTTCCAATTAGAGCATCTCTTATTTTTTGTTTGTGCTCTTCACTTTTTGGTTGTCTACCTTTACCTTTTCTTCTTTCACTCATCAACTTTTTTTCTTCGTCTGTTCTTTTTCTACCTTTGGTTGGATTTTTATCCCCAAGCATATATTCTTTTCTTTTTTGCTTGAAGTTTTCATCTCTACATTTTCCTTTATTTTTAGAACGTATTTGTTCTATTATTTCTGGAGAATGAGTTTTTCCATAAAATGGATTTAACTCACCAGGCATAGAATTTCCACTATTAGCACCAGATGCTATGTTACAGAGCATAGGTTTTAGGAAATTAATGAACTCCCATTCTCTTATTAATCCTCTCCATTTTGTTGGATAGTATTTAATATGAATGTTTCTGGTATCTTTTGGTTTAGGAACAAAGTTTCCATTTTTTCTTGGATGTGCTGCATATGCTCTTGTTTTGTAAGAACCATAACCAACATAATATGGAGTTTGATTTTCTCTTAACCAAAAGTATACGACAGACATAGTAGACATCAAAACTACTATTATTTATGTGTAATAAAATTACAAATCACCTTCTTTCCTATTCTCCGACCTCCATACGTCAAACGTTCCCTCCGGATAACGAGCACTCAACTTCTCATAATTCATTTCCATAATCTCACGGAAGTTGGTATCAAGTGCCATACACGCCTGAGCAATATACCACATAATATCACCAAGTTCACGCTTCATATGGAAGACACTTTCTTCATTATAAGGCTTACCTTGGAGGAAGATTTTCTTCACAACTTCAGTAAACTCACCTGCTTCTGCAGTCATACCAAGAGCAGCAGTCAGAAGACGGGGAACATCAACATCAGATTCAACTTCAAGTTGACTAAGGCGAGAAAGCAAGTCTGCATAGTTAGTGCTTGCAGGACTTGTGGTTTGGCGAACAAAGTCAATATACTTATTACTATCAATTACTTTATTTTCAGTCATGGTAATCAGGAATAAAAGGTTCTAGTTCAGATTGGGGTAAAATTTGTTGTGCTGGTATTTCTTGTCCTCCGATTTTAATGCTTGGGAGTTCAAGTTTTGATAGTTGAATATCAACTGTTTGAGAGTATTGGAGTCTGTTTGTTTTGTAAGTTCCTTTTCTATAATCTGCTAATTGTTTGGCATCAGATTCACTGCCACAATCAGCAATCTTTTTACCTCCACTATCAAATACCGTATAGTAAATCAAAACTTAAATCCCTCAAATGATTTTTTAGGTTTTCTTTCTTCAAAATCATACTCCTCTTCTTTGCCGTTGTCAAGAATGTCTTCTTGAGCAGATTGTTCACAGTCATACAAACGCATCTTTGCTCTATCAATACCAACCACAAAACGTTTATGAATAGTTGGATCGTTATATCGATTCTTCAATTGCTTCACAAGGATTTGTCCAAGCCCTTCAAGGTCATCAGTAGAAATAAGGGCAAACATAAGATCAGCAGTAGCAGGGAGGCCAAAGGATTCACTAGTATCAGTAAGTTCAACATCACTGCTACCATAACCAGAGCGAGTGGTCTGCGTGGCAGAAACGATAGGGACGTTTGCCTCAACAGCCAACCCTCGAAGTTCCTCAGCAATTGCTTTGATATAAGAATATGAATTGACAGCACTGTTTCCGCGATACCTGCTGGAAGCACATATATTAAGGTAATCAATGAAAATAATATCAGGACGGAATGACTTCTTAAGTGCAAGTTCATTAAGAAGTGACTTAAAGTGTCCACTGTGTGCTGATGCTGTAGGGTACTCTTTAATAATTAGGGTGCCTTGAGTCTTCTTTGCAAGATTGTTGACTTTGGTATCAAACATCTGCTTTGGAAGTTCAACTATTTCCTGAATAGGAACATTAAGAAGGTTGGCATCAATTCTTTCCGCAATTCGTTCCTCTGCCATCTCAAGTGTGATGTAGAGAACGTTCTTTCCTTGCAGTAAGACGGAACTAGCGACATGGCACATGAATAGGCTTTTTCCGACACCCGTACCAGCAAGAGCGATGTTGAGAGTTTTATTAGGCAAACCACCTTTTGTGATTTTGTTAAAGTATTCAAGATCGAAAGAGATTTTCTCCTCTTTTCTATGATATGTCTCGTAACGTGCTTCATAATCTAGAAGATAATCGTGTCCAATGTGAGTATCAAATGAAACAGAAAGAGCATCGGATAGAATACTAGGGATGCTATCACGATTTTTCTTTTCATCATTACCATCGGCAATATGAATAGATTCCATCAGAGCAAGATAAATTGCTCTATCTCTACACCACTTTTCAGTTGTGTCTACTAACCAATTAAATTCTGAAGGAACATCCTCAAGATAACTGATAATCTGAGTGATTTCCTTGAATGCATTATCATTAATATCTTGTCTCTTTTCTATTTCAATACAGAGAACTTCTTTTGTTGCAGGTTCATTATATTCCTGAACAAACTTCAATATCTCCTCAAAAATAATCTTTTGATGTGTATCCTCAAAGTAATCTTCTTTGATAAAAGGAACTACTTTACGGAGATATTCCTCATTAAAAAGAAGATTACGCAGAATCAGAATTTCAACTTTATCCATTTAAAATTTAATCAGTTTCCATAACTAAACTCTCGCTTAGCAATCTCATCAAGTTGTTCCATTACTTCTGGAGTGAAATAAACTTCGGGCTCTTTGAGAATTGCTTTAGCATAGACTTTTTTGCCGTCAATCTCGTAGCGTCCAGCGACGTTCTTCCAGATACCGCCAATCTCACCGAGTTCAAGAAGACCGTAATAACGATCAAGGCCACGCTCATCGTAATACAAACGTACCGTAACATCTTTGTTCTCCTTGCTCAGACGCGACTTAGCAGTCTTAGCTTTGATAAGATTGCCGACAATTTCTGTTCCGTCCTTTTCTTTCTTTTTGCTGAGATAAATGATTGTAGACGCTGCGTATTTGAGTCCGCTGCCTCCACCCATTTCTTTAGTTGGTACGTAAGCTCCGATAACATCGTAGGTGTGGTTGGTAACTATCATTGGAATGTTTGCTTGTCCCAACTTGAGTGTGAGCATACGGAATGCACCTTTGACTAATTGAGATTTAGTCATGTCACGAACTTGTTTGTCGTTCAGCGCATCAGTAATTTCTTTCTCTGTGGAAAGCATACCCAAAGAGTCTAGCACAAACATGCAAGGTTTGCGTTCTTCTAAGGGTTTCTTAAGGTATATATCTACTGCTTTGAGTGCTTTGCCACGAAACTCCTCAATTGTTACGACATTAACAACGACAAGACGAGAAGTGTCAATACCGCGAGACTCAATTAGAGATTTGGTAATAGCAGCCTCAGTGTCAAAATAGAGGCAGTAACCATCAGGATTGGAATCAAGGAAATTCTTAACCACAGCGAGAGAGAAGAAAGTCTTTCCAGTAGAAGACTCTCCAGCAATAGCAGTAATCTTATTCCCAGATACACCACCAAATACACTACCTGAAACCAGTGCGTTAAAAATGTACGAACCTGTGTCAACATATGTTTCAGTCTCATCAATGTCTGATGCAAGTTTGGTGAAGTCATCACCAATCTCTTTTACAATATCTTTAAGAAAATCCATCAAGCTACCATCCCGTATTGTTCACGAAGTATTTTTTTATAAGGCAAGTCTTGCTCACGCAATTCCTTTACCAGTTTAAGTTTTTGATACAGAGCAGTATCACCACCAAGAGCCATTGCATTCACGATAGTAGCAAGCTCTTTGTCATTAATAGGCAAATCCATTAAAAGAAAAACGATTCTAGGTTTACAGTTTTTTCGACATTCCAACCGATTGCATCCAAGATTGCCTTAAGTGGTTCTAAAAATGCTTTCTCAAATTGTAAGTCATAGTCAACGTACTTGTCAATTCCCAATTCCTTTGGAAATTCTTGAATGAAGGAAATGATATTTTCGTGAATGATATTTGGTTTTTTCAGATAGCAGAACTTAATTTTCTCACCATTCTGAATAAGAGAATACTTATTCGACAAATTTTTCTCTTTAATATAATGATTGAACAACAATGCACCACGAATATGAATTGGTGTTCCTTTTACATAAATGTCTGACGAAGACTTGTACTTAACAACATCAGACGCTGAACGAGGGAATGAAATATCTTCTGGGGGAAGGTTTTTAAATTCCTTACGACTCTTTTCGATAAAGTCAATTACATCATCTTCTGTTCCAGTCATAACCAGATTCAAAGCATTCTTAATCATCTTACGACATGGTGCAGGTGTAGATGATTTAACAGCTTCAATACCCATCATCTTCAGTTTGGGTTCCGAATATTGAACTCCTTCACTGTTCCAGACATTGAGAATGTATCGCTTCTTCGCAGTCCAAATACCACGATCAGCAATATTCTCACGCTTCATCTGCATCTTCTGATCATATGCCGATACATAGTCCGCAAGTTCCTGGTAAGATTGTTCAATGAACGGTTCAAACTTATCTTGACAGATCTTATCAAGAATTTTGACGATTGACTCTTTATCGTCAGACTTAGAAGCAAAAAATTTATCAACAAGAGGTCCAAGATTAAGATAAATCGAATCAGTATCTGATGCGACAACATAATCGACATCTTCTGTTTGCAAAAGATTATTTAGATATTGATTCATCTTACCCTCAATCCAACGGATAGAGACTTGTCCAGAAAGAGTAATAGCCTCTGCATTTGCTAGTTTGTAATACCTGAAGTATTGATTGCCAATAGCACCATAAGCAGAGTTAAGAGAAATCTTTTTCGCCATTTGAATGTTGTTACAACGGGCGATTTCTTTTTCTAGTGCTTTAGTCGGAGTCTTCTCATACTGCTGTTTTGCTGCAAGCATTTTCTTCTTGAAGATAACCCTATCGCCATACATCTTCTCCATCAATTCTGGAAGGAATCCACGGACATCTTTGCGGAACATTGCACCATTAGCACAGATTGCATTATCCTTATACAACACAAAACTAAGTTCCTCATTCAGAATCTTATCTACTGTCACCGTAGGGTGCCTTTCATCAAGAAGAGTTTCTGGAGAAATGTTGTATTGCATGATGAGGTGTGGGTATAGAGAGTTCAAGTCAAAGCTCACAACCCAATCATACTTGCCAGGAATAGGTTCTTTAACATATGCACCAGCATACTTTTCATTCTTATCAGAACGAACTTTAGGAGGAATAACAATGTTTCTCTTCTTCAAGTAGTTGTAGATAATATTGTCCCACATTCTTACTTGATAGAACACGTCAACATAATTCACCTTGGCATCATAAGCCATGGTGAGAGCGAGTTCAATCAGTTTCATCTTGTCTTCTAGGCGATCGACAAGTTCCACGTCAACGATGTTATATTCAATAAACTTTTGCCAACCTTGAGTATAGAAGTCCTTAAAGGTATCAAACTCAGAGTGATCGAGTTTCTTCTGTCCAAGTTCTACTTCAGCAATATAATCAAGACGATATGATTCTTGTGCTTTATAAGTAAACTTCTTATAAAGATTAAGATAGTCAAGTTGAGTCACACCACCAACATCAAAGGTTGTGTGTCTACGTCCTTTAACAAAGGCTTCACCCTCACTTACAAGTCCCCAAGGAGAGAAACGTTTCATCAGTTTCTCACCAAGAACCCTATTGAGTCTCTTGCAGATATAAGGAATATCATACATCTCAATGTTCCAACCAGTAATCACATCTGGAACATCAACCATCCAATAGTTAATGAAGTGATTGAGAAGTTCATACTCACTTGGGCAGTGATGATAGGTTACATTACTCTGTTTATTATTAAAGGGTTTAACTCCCCAAGTAATAATCTTCTTTGTAGTGTAGTCCTGAATAGTAATGGCAAGGATTTCTTCTGAACAAGATTCAACATCAGGGAATCCTTGCTCAGAAGCAACCTCAATATCAAGAGTGACTAGTTTGATTTGACTAATATCAAACTTGATTTCATCTTCTGGATACTTCTCAGAAATATATTGATAGATGTACCTATCGTTTCCGTAAATGGCAAAGCCATCTACCTCATCATATTTCTTGTAGAACTCCCGACAATCCCGAACAGTTCCAGGATTAACTTCTTCTACAGATTCACCATTTAGCGTTTTATACTTAGATTCTTTTTTTGTCTTTACATACAAAGTGGGAAAAAATTCATCACGATGTTCATACCTTTTCCCATTATCAACCCCCCGAACGAGGAACTGATTGCCAATCAATTGAACATTAGTGTAAAAACGCATTACTTAATCAAGTCCTGATATTTTTCAAGTAGGGTGGGCATAGGATCTGCAAGAGTTATAATCTTGTCAGAGCTCATCATAAATGTATCTTGCTTTGTGTATTCTAGCAAGAATGGTTCCAGGGTGCTTCTATCTTTAATTACAAAAGGATTTATCAGTTTACAATCAGGTTCTCCAATATCAGCACCAACTTCTTCAATCTGACTGATTAGAATCTGATTGTTCGTCAGAACCAGAACTTTGATTATCTTGTCCATACGTTAAAACATCCTCAATGTACATTTGTTTTAGTTTTTCTTTTGGTTCAACCATAGTTACCAACCAATCGGCAGGAACGGGAATGGTTTTATCTGAAGTGAGTGGCATCCATGGAAACAAAGATACCTTAAATGAAGATTTTTGCTCTGCTTCAACTTCTTCAGTCAAAACCTGAGAATCTCTGAGTTTAACAATACATGGTTTGTGAAGGAAATATCCAACTACTCTTTTATCTTCACCCTCACCAGAAGCCATTTCTGCAACATCGGCAATAATGTCTTCACCAGATTTCAGTAATACAAGTTTGATTGTCATAGAATACATTAACCTCCATTTATTCTACCAATAAAAAAGAGGGGCGTCAACTGGATTTTGCCAGTTGCCCCTCGTGGCATAGCGCCGACGATATTCGTTATTATTTAGAGATAATCCTTACGGGCATGATGCTCTGGAACTATTTTTCCGAGGACGATTCTGAGGAGTCCGTCTTCGAAGGTGACTTCCCGTACTTCTGTGTCGTCGGATAAAGTCCACGCTCGTTGAAAACTTCTTTGAGCCAATCCCTTGTGGACAAACGTCTTTTCGGATTCGGTGTCCTCCCGTTGCCCCTCGACAAAAAGTTTTCCATACTCCGTGAAGACATTGACCTCTCCTTTCTTAAATCCTGCTAGTGCAATCTCTAAATGAGATTCTACATTATTTACCTGAATTAGATTATAAGGTGGGTAATTCTTTGTAGTTTCGTGAAGATTAAATAGACGATCGAAGTATTCGTCCATACCAATGCTGTTGCGGGTAATCTTATCCATCAGGTTATTAAGATCCGCAGCAGTATAACGCTGAATGTTCATTATGGTAGCTCCTTAAAAAAGCGAGTTTGTGTTGTGTGGATCCTTTCGGCATCCACTACTAATTATACAAGAAGACAAAAAAAGACGGGTAGTGAAACCCGTCATTTTGTAGCGTATATTCCGTATGTAGCGTGTCGCGCACGAAAGGCGACTTACTATTTATGCTTCTTGCTCTTGAGTTTTACCCTTCTTACCAATGTTATACTTCTGCTCAAGAATCCAATCGCCCTTATCCTTATAAGCAAGAACCTTGATTTGATTCAGAGGAGCAATATCAACAACACTATCCTCTTTGACAATCGTAATCAATCCCCAGTCTGCAAGCAAACGTGCAATGCGATTACGACGCTGAACATCATTCACTGTGAGGTTAGCGTGTTTGCCATCAAGTGCAAACAGTTCCTTAAAGTGAACAATAAAATATCTACCCTGTTTATGCAGGATATGGCATGATTGATAGAGTTTCTTCTCTTTGCGTGATGCAACTCCGATGCGGGTTAAAGTCTCACGGACTTTAAGGAAGTCATCAGGTTCATTAAGAATTACCTCCACCATCTGGTCTTGAGACCACTGTACTGTAGGTTCTACCGTAGTAGTCATTTTGTTCCTCCAATGTCAAGTCGTTGTTTAATAAAAGTGATTTGTTCGTTTGTCAGGATTTTCAGTGCTTGGGATGCTTTTTCATTACTATAACCATAGTATTGTTTTACACATTCTAAGTCGGTGACTTTATCCTTACGGAGCCAAGGAGAGAATCTCTTCTTTTTCCTGAGACTATTTAGATAAAATGAATATTGCATATCTTTTTCTAGGAAATGATACTTATTCATTTCATTTGCAAACAAAACACAATCAAGATGTCCAGAGAGACAACGATTGATAATATATGGAGGATAGGATTTGATATCCTCTGACAAATCTTCTTTTGTAAAGTTAATTGAGTTCAGCCAATCTTTGAGTTCCATTATCTAATAATCTGAATGTCGTCATCTTCTGTCCAGAGTTCAACCTTATCTCTGAACCTACCTTCCTCTTTGAGTTTCTCATATCTCTTCGTTGCTTTCTTTTTCCACCAAGAGATAATATTATCAAGATAAAACTTATCCCAGTTCTGTCCACGAATAAGTTCTTCTTGCTCACCATTGATTACTTCGCGGATATTTGAGTATCCGTAGTCGGAAATATAAAATCTCTTCTTTTGAGTAATACTAAATGCAGAAGCAAGTGTTGTATTGAACAACTCAAGTTTCTCCTTATCCTGAAGAGAGTTGCGGATAATAGAAATCATCTTTGTCTGACGCTTCATCTTCTTAGAGGAAGCACTGTTGTCAGTCAAAGGAGTGTTGTTGTTCAGATAGGTGAAATGATCATGCAGTTTATGAAACACATCATCATGAAGAAGCGGTAGAAACTTACTCTCAGTCAGTCCCTTGTATCTCATGAATGGTTTGAGTCCGTCATACTGAGAGGCATCAGTTACAGAACCATAAAGAGACGTTGTTTCAAATAGTCCAATGTCCTTCTCAAACTCCTCATTAAGGCGCTCTCTGGCATAGTGAGAGCAGCACAGAAGGGCAAGGAGTTTACCGCCCAGGTAATTGTAGCCAAAGGGTTGTGCAGGCACGATTACGAACCCCATAGCAGCATGACGATTGAAGATACTCAAGTCAGGACACTTACCCAACCAAAGATTCCTAGGTTTGGAATTAATCGTTGGAGAACCGAAACGAATGAATCCAAGAATCTTTTTAGTATTCTTCTCAAAGATAACCCACTTCAGTTCTCTACCAGGAACATTCTGCTCATTATTATGAGAAGAAACTGCAGCAAGAAGTTCAGTAAAATACTCCTGAGATACTTGAAGAGAACCACCTTTAACTTTTCCACCAACACGGACAATTTCAAAGTCCATGTCTTCTGGATGAATGTCTTCATTGAAGAACTCATCCTTAAGAGAAAAGATTCGGCTAGTTCCAGACACTACGTTCATTTTGACAAAACGCATGTAGTCTTCAATATTTCCCATATGGGAAAAGTATTTGATAAATTCATCTGCTGCCCATACAGCAGTCTCTTCAGAAACTATCATTCACACACAACATGAATAGCGGTTGATTTAGTTGCTTCTGCCATCTGACGATAGCCCGTTCCAACGTAGATTTGTCCTGCTACAACAGTAACAGTACAAATACCCCAGAACACATAATACCAATGAGACTTAATTTGTTTAATCATTTGAATTCACACTCCACCATAATTTCAGTTAAAGCCGCTAGAAGATTGATTTCTTGATCGGCAACAAATGCGATCTGATACTGATACTTAGCAATAATAAGCACAGCAGCAGGAATGCTAGGGTTTTCAAGGGATGTAGTAAGAGCATCGTAAATGCGACGCAATAGTACACCAGAATCATTGTCCAGGTTATTGACAACCCATTTACGAACTTCAGCAAAGTTCTTTTCCTTAAGGTTCTTAACCAAGTCATTTACTTTTACATCACTAAAAGTTGCAAGAATGCCCGTATTGATTTCTCCTCCCGACGAATAGCGTTGGCACTCATTAAGGACTCGTCGCCAATCGGGGAAATGTTTGTTAATAAGTTCAAGGAGGACTTTTGTGTCATACTTGACACCCTCTGCCTGTAGAATTTCCTGAAGGCGTCCATAAAAACCTGCAGCCAACTGCGCCTTCTCTTTCCCTTTGATTGAGAAGTCAACGACGGCACATCGGGAGTGAAGAGGTTCAATGATTTTGTTCTTGTAGTTGCAGGTGAAGACGAATCTGCAGTTGCCACTAAATTCCTCAGTAAACGCACGTAGGAGGAGTTGTACGTCGTTTGTTGTGTTATCTGCCTCATCAATGATGATGACTTTGTGTTTAGCAGTTGACGAAAGCGATACGGTCGAAGCGAAGTTCTTCGCATTGTTTCGGACAGTATCAAGGAATCTACCTTCGTCGGATCCATTGATGACATATACATCTACTCCAAGTTCATTACACAGTGCTTTTGCTACGGTTGTCTTTCCACACCCAGCAGGCCCTGCAAGGAGCAGATTAGGAACTTCCCCCTTATCTAGGAAGTCTTTAAAAGTTTTCTTTGTTGCATCGGGAAGAATGCAATCTTCAATAGTTTTGGGTCGATACTTCTCAACCCAAAGAAATTCATCACGACTCATAATTTATACCCAATCAGGTTTACGCTGTGGCATACGAATATAATTATCGCACACCCATGGTTTAGAAGCAATATACATTTTGTAAGCAGTGAATGTATCAATGCTGTCATCATATTTGAATTCGTCAGGCATAGCTCTGGCGAATGGTGTTGTCTCTTTTCCGCTGCGTCCTTGAGGATCAGCATACGGAAAGATTTCTCTTGCTGCAATCAGAGTTTTGAAACAAGTGTGATGTTTACCATAACGGAGTTTGTATTCATCACACAATGCAATACCGTGCTGAATAAGCCATTGCCAGTTGTTAACAAACTCCGATGCCCATTTGGTGCAGGGGTGATTACGAAAAGCACCCTTCTCAGTGGCATAGGGAGTACCGTCTGCCTTAGGAAGAGTGCCGAATCCATGTCCCCATTTGTCTGATGCTACGATAGCAAGCATCTGACAGGTTTCTAAAGGCATCTTGACAATATGCTTGTCAGGAAGAACTCTTGCAGAAGTCCAGGGATTAGGAGATGTTACGAAAATGTTCATTCTAAAGGGCGAATAAATTCATTCATAATGATGTCGGTTGATTCCAACATCTTTTGCATATATTCTACACCCTTTTCTGGTGTAGTGTGATCGCCACAGGTAAAAGCGTCACATACTGCCATACTTTTCTCTGGCCAAGTATGAATGCTGATGTGAGACTCAGCAAGCATAGCGATACCAGTGAAACCCTGTGGTTCAAACTTGTAAACAGACAGGTTAAGGAGGGTTGAATTACATTCTTTTGCTGCATTATACAACATTTTTCTCATGTAATTTTCATCCTCCATCAACTCAACATTGCAACCTTTCAATGTAAAGAGGATATGTCTCATCAAGCAAACGTGGAATCAGGTTCCAGAGCGATATAGTAAGTAAGATCGTGATTCTTAGAAGCAAATCGTGACAGGAGTTTCTTGGAAACAACAACTTCATAAGTTCCAGGAAGAACTTTGATGTTTTCTACCTTGAAATTGAAGGAGAACTCAGAATCAGTTTCACCAACAACAATTGCAAAATCGTTAGAAGTTTCGTTCTTCTTATCACGAACAACCAGTTTGACAACACCAGCTTCACCAACAGCAGAGATATCAGGAAGTTGATACACTGCTGCTGCCTTGAGCAGTTTGTCCAGTTGTTCAGTGCTCACTTCAAAGCAAACATCTTCACTAGGAAGAGTAATGTCTTTGTCGGGAGGAGTGACGATTACATTAGGATCTGCGAAGAAATACTTAGAACGCATTTTACCTTCACGGATAACGACATAACCATCGTTACCAAAATCAAGTTCAGGGCTTTGGTGAAGAGTCAAACCATTCAAGAATTGATTCAAGTCATAGATACCAAAATCTTTAGAGAACTCTTCAGTAATCGTTGCTTCTGCAAGGATGTTCTTCATCACACTAATAGTGCGAAGTTTGCTACCTTCTTTGAACAGAATAGACTGGTTGATAGAAGAGAAGTTCTTGAGAACAGAAAGGGTTTTATCAGAAAGTTTCATAGGGTTGCGAATTTTCATTACAAAGGCCAGCGAAGTGATAGAGAAGAATGCAGTAGTGAATTGCTTTTAGAATGTCCTGCTTGGACTTTCCATTCTTCTTTCCAAAGCGAGAAAGATATTTAATTGCATTGCTGCGACAGAATGGTTCTGCATCACCAATACCTTCAATCAAATCAAGAGTCTGAGTCTTGGATTCTTGAGAGGCATAGTGAGCATTGTAAGTGCCACCAAGATAATCACGAATCTCTTTGAGGATTACATCCTCATGATACTTCCAGAAACCATTCTCATTGGTAGGTGCTTTAGGAAGTTCAGGTACATCATTCATGTTTAATTTAAATGTTGAAGAATCATAGGGAGAGGAGAAAGTAATAATATCTTCTTCCATACCACCAGGAAGAAGACTTCCAATGTTTACTGTATCTGCAGCGTATGGGCCCAGATTTCCATCCTCCTCCCAGAAATCACTCCAATCTCTTTCGGTTGTTTCACTTGCACCACCAATAATGGTGATATCATCATTTTCAGACATAGTGCTGTAAGTCATAATAACCTCTTTTCAATTATATCAAAGTTGCGATTGCTCGTCAATGGCAATGGGCATTTGGAAATCAGCATCCACTTTGTCATACAACTCCAAGAATGCCTGTTTGGTTTCATCATCAAAACGGTTTACGCAAACTTGGATTGCTTTTGCTTTATCTTGGAAGATGCTAAAAGCACGAATGATATGAACCAAACGACGAGTGCTGATGATTTCCTCAATACCACCATCGTAGAAAGTCTTGCGGATAATATCTCCCCAGTCCACCAGACGCTTACAGAAATCCTTGTCTTCTACACCCAAGTCCAGAGCAACACCTTCAAGGATTTTCTGCTCAGTTGCAGGGGCAGGATAGGACTGCTCAAATGTCACAGGAAAACGCTCAAGGAATGCTTCATTGAGAACATTAGTGCCAATGAAGCGCCCATCATCAGAACCTTTGCCTTTAGTGTTAGCAGTGGCAATCACATTGAAACCATCAGTAGGAACAATGTGCTTACCAATCTTCTTCAAGAACACTCCCTTTCCTTCAAGGATTGATTGAAGGCAAAGAATTTTGTTGGAAGCCAAGTCAATCTCGTCAAGCAGTAGAATCGCACCGCGCTCCAGGGCTTCGATGACTGGGCCATTATGCCAAACAGTTTCACCGTTGACGAGACGGAATCCACCAATGAGATCATCTTCATCAGTTTCAATAGTAATGTTTACACGAATCAGTTCACGTTTGAGTTGAGCACACGCTTGCTCCACACTGAACGTTTTACCGTTACCCGAAAGGCCCGTAATGAACGTAGGATAGAAGAGACGGGACTGAATAATTTTTTTAATATCACCAAAGTTACCAAACTTGACGAAGGTATCATCTTTTGCAGGAATAAGGTTTTGCTCTACAGGAGGAACTACAGCGGGTGCTTGGAAGGTACGTTCGATTTCTTCCACCTTTTGTTTTGTCACTTCAAGATTCCATTTACCACGGCCAACTTTGTAGTCATCAATCTTCTTGGTTACAGTTTGATAGTTGGAATCATTAATATTACACCAGGCTTTAATGTCAGCACTGGTAATGTTGTTACCATAAAGTGCTTGAAGAGAAGTGCGGATATAATCAGAAGAAAGTGCCATGCGTGTTTCGTTTGAACTTCTTTATTATAAGGCAGAAAGGGGAGTTCTCACCCCCCCTCGTGTCACTTCCCAGACTGTCCATACTTGTATCGCATAGCTTGTAGCAAATATGCTTGCGATAAAGATTTTGCTCCTTCTTTGAGAATTTGTATTACTTTAGGATCTTTTTCTGATGCGATTGCAATTTCTTTCCAGTTTTCTTTCATGCCACTAGAGAAATGAATTCACCAAGAACTTTCTTATTTAGTTTCTTGGTTTTGAGAGATTTGACAAATGCGGATTTGATTTGAGACTTGGTAGCATCCTCAGCAACTTCAAACTCAGTATCTTGAGCCAATGCAGTCGCGGACAATCCAAAGTATGCATCATATCCAGAGTTGGTAATAGTAAAACTCCTAAGTTTCCTCCAGTCACTTTGAATTTTATCATACTGCTTGTCTGCCTGAGAATGATAGAGTTGAATGAACCGATTAGCATTTCGACTTTCAAGAACTCGAATACCAATAAAGTTCATATAGGGAAAATTATCCTTCAGATTCTTGAGAAGAGTATCAGTAAATTCATGATACCCATAACCAACACTATAAGTTGTTCCAAGTTTACGATCGCGAAGGAAAGACTTTCCAGGAATCAACCTGCGGCAGCCGATGTAACTTTGTTTTTCCCAATGGCGGTTTACTTCTGCATGATAGGGAATTTGATTTGCTTCACCATCAGTCAGAATAATGCACTGAACTTTCTGAAGTTTGTTTTCCTTTTGAAACTTAGGAAGAATCTGATGAAGAGAAATCACTGCTTCATTCAAGGGAGTTCCAGAAAGAGACATACGGTTAGAATAAGTATACAAACAACGATAGTTGTTCGCAAAACAAACAGCAAGACGCCAAATATTGAGCATTTGATTTTCAAGTTCTTTGCCAGAAACTTTACTGGTAAGAATGTTCATCATAGAGAACATTTCTTCAACGTTAAGCAATCCTTCTTTTTTCTCATAATGAGGAGTTACTTCTACAGCAAGATGCTTACCAGTTTCATAATCAAATTCACTGCGACGCCATTCACCAGTAAAAGCATAAACTTCAAAAGGAATGGCAACTTTCTTACAGAACCAAACAAGATTGAAAAGTTGCTTGCAGGTGTCAGGCATCACCTCAGCCATTGAGCCACTCCAATCAAGAACGAATACCAATCCATGATTCTTACCATCAGCAAGAGTGGTAACCTTCTTAAAGAGGTCTTCATTGTACTTGTAGGTATGAAGTTTGGTGCAGTCCAACACACCAGTGCGGGCAGTGGTGGCACGGGCATAGGAGTCTGCTGCCTTACGGCACTCAAACTCTTTGACCAGATAGTTGACTTCTTTCTGGGCAGACTTCTTGAACTTGTAGAACTCAGTATCAACTTGATTAAAAAGATTTAGAGCGGGAAATCCTTTCTCTTCAGCATGTTTCTTATGATTTTTTTCTTGATGCAGAAAAGAATTATTAATCTCTTTATGCACGTCAGAGTTTTTAGCAATAATGGTATCAAGATTCACTTGAGGAATCTCAACATAAACGTTGTCACAACCTTCGCTGTTCACAAGATCACGAAGTTTTTCTTCCAAGGAATCAGCAGTACGAACTTCAGGCTCACCACTGTTTCCAGCAGAACTTGAGGGAATTCCATCATTATTAGAAGCACCACTATCACCCTCAGAATCTTGAGGAGATGACTTATCACTCTCACCCTCTTCTTCTGAAGAGGAACTATTGCTCTCTACAAGTTCACTAGCAGGAGATTGAGAATCTCCTTGTTGTTCTTGAGAATCAATATCATCGACTTTCTCTTCATTCTCTTTTTGTTGCTTACAAAACCTATAAAGTTGTTCAGCAACAATCAAAACGTCAGCAAACGTTTCAGTTTCAGCAATCATATTGATAATCTCCATTTCTTCACCATTCTCAATAGGAATGTCAACATGACTACCAATCTTAAACCAAAGATTGGCTCTATCAGCAAGATTCATTTTAGAGATATCTTCACCTTCAAGGGAGAAGAAATCAGAATCACTAAGTTCTTTATATCCGTTGAAAAATGATTTTGCAAGTCCCATATACTTGCGCTTCATCAATTTCTCAACGCGAGCATCTTCTACAATGTTCACAAACTGAGGAGGAACTTTCACTTCCTCCAACCAATTCTCATCAGGAGTAAACAATGCATGTCCAACTTCGTGTCCAACCAACAAATCATACACAACATTACTTGCTTTCTCCCACAGAGGAAGAGTCAGCACACGAGTATGAACATTGAATTGAGCCGTCTCAACCCTACGGTGTTCAACCACCAAATCTTCAGTAGCAAGCAGTTTGGCGAGTTGAGATTTGATTTCGTGTTGAACAGCCATGATTCTCGTTTCGTATGAAGCCATAATACGACGAAACCGCCCCATCGGAGCGGTTCATGTGACGCTTTTTAAAGTGGCGTAATGCTTCTCGCCTTGCTCTCATTGCCTGAGGTTTAAGGCGACGTTTCTGTTCCTTCTTACTGTGGTGTTGCCAGTTCGGGGTAGAGTTTGCCAATGTCCTGACGATAGAGTTGCCTTATATTATCTATGAGAGCAGGTGTCTTGTCAAGCTTGTTACCTTCATTTCTTTTTGTGTATATCAATTCTTGATTCATTGATACTTGTATTTCTAATATATGACTCAACCATTCTGAGAAATCATTTCCAAATCCAGCCTCAAACTTCCAAACATGAGTTTTATCTGATAGAAAATCAACTTGATTTCTAAACCAATTTCTTGATTCCTCTAAAGGATAGTTTTCAATCATAGAAAAGAACTGCATAGGATCTTCCATCAATTCTTGGATATCATTCCCATATAAGTGAGTGAGAAAGAATGAAGAAGATATGAATCTTTCTACTGGATTTCTAATAATAGAAACGTGAGGTATGTTCTTTACATCTAAGTACTGTTGATAATACTCCCTATGAAAGTGAGCAACTTCAATACCATTAATGCTCTGATACATGTTAGAGACGTTTACTTTATCGTCCCATATCCAACCTTGAGATTCTAGGTTTCTTTCAATAAATCTTCCAGCAGTTCTTGGAATATGAATAAAGAAAAATCTTTTTCCTGTTTCTACATGTCTAAATGTAGCCATCAAGTAACATGCCAGTCAATTACTTTGCGAATTTGCTGATTATATTTCCAAATTTCTTTTAGAAAATCTGAATTGATTTCATTGTTTTCCATTTGAACAATCAGGGAGTTCAAATCTTTAGGGAAACAAGTCCCACCAAATCCTCTGTCACCATCAATACCAGGAACTTTAGTATGAGATTCTCCGATTCTACTATCAGATTTTACTCCCATACAAACTTTATCATAATCCATTCCTAATTTTTCACACATATCATACATCTTGTTAAAGTATGCTACCTTAAGTGTTAAGAATGTATTAGAAAAATATTTAATCGCTTCACTTTCATCGGAGGATACAATAATATTTGGAATATGCGGAAATATCTCAGCAAACATTACCGCAAATTTATAACAAATGTCGTAATCCCCACCAATTACATTACGCTCAGAATTTCTAAAATCTTGAACAGCATTTCTTGCTGTCAGAAATTCTGGATTATGAATAACTTTATATTTTTGAGAATATTTTTTTGTCGTTCCAATCGGAACAGTAGATTTGATGACAAAAATTCCATTCACTTCTTCAGGAAGGTTTTCAAAAAAGTTATTCAAAATTGAAGTATCACATTCTCCCATGCTTCTCATTGGTGTCGGAAGACACACAAAGATATACCTCTGTTGCAGAACTTCTTCTAGAGTGTTGAGAGATCGATTCTTGTCAACATCAAAAACTCTGCACTCTAATTTGTCTCTGAAATTTTGATAAACAGCGTTACCAACAAATCCATTACCTACAATTCCAATCATACAGCCATCCTACTGAATCCTTTAATTTTCTCAAATCTAATACACTGATCGAATCTGTCTTCCATCCCTTGCTTGTGGGAGATGACAAATACATTTGCATCTTTGATAACGAAGCGGATGATTTTGAGAAACTCTTCTGTCCCAAAGCCATCGAGTGATGAATCAAATACCTCATCCATGATTAAAAGATTTGTATTGACTGAGTTCTTCATTCTCGCAACTTCTCTCCAAGTGAAAAGAAGTGCTAAGTCAATTCTCATCTTCTCCCCTTCACTAAAAGAAGCATAGGAGAAATCTTCATGGATAGGTGACTGGACGGTTTCGTTAAATTCCTCATCAAGTGTGAAGTTAATATAGAAATCCATCATCTGAAGATAACGGTTAACTTGCTGATTTATCAGCGGTAGGTACTTCTTAATGATTTTGGATTTTACTCCACCGTCTTTAAGCAAACTATACGAAAAATCGTAGTAGTTGATTGTGTCTTTTTTAGAAGCGAGCTCGTCGTATGTAGTTTTTAAGTTTTTATTGAAGGATTCTAACTTCTCATGTTCAGAATTTCGGTTTGCAAGGTTCTCGGTAAGAACTTGAATTTCATGTTCAATATCTCTGATTTGTCTCTGACATCCAGAAATCTTGATATTGTTTTGAGAAATGCCATTAGTTAGTTTTGAAATCTCCTTCGATAGAGCAGTGAATTGACGCTCTCGCTCCTCTTCCTCTTTAATTGCCTCCTCCAGTTCTTTGTAACCAGATTGCAACTCCTTTGCTTTATCTTGAGCGTCCTTAATTCTATTTATTCTAAACTCCTCTTCGATGGACTGTGTGCAAGTAGGGCATACCGTATTCTCAGTAAAGAACTTATGCTCTTTCGTAATTGCAGATACTTTCTGAGAAATCTTACCCTTAAGGTTTCCCAACTTGCGAAGTTTCTCTGTAGCTCCGATATGTTTTTCTAGTTGTTTTTCTAATAAATTCACATTATTAGAAATCTCAATATTTTCATTGATAGTATTGTTTTCTTCTGCAAGAAGTTTTTGAATACTAGTTTCTTTGTCTTTGATATTTTCTTTACCACGATTCTCAAGCTCTTCAATAAAGTTCTTCTGCATTTGAACTTTATCTAGAAGAGATTCTTTCTTCAAATCAAGAACTTTGATATCTTCTTTGATAAGACGAATCTTGTCTTTAATTACAGAATTCATTGAAGAAAAGATTTTGATGTCGAGCAAATCTTCAATCACTTCTCTACGATTAGCAGCAGTTAGTTGCATAAAAGGAACAAACGTGCTACTACCCAGAATCACAATCTGAGTGAATGACTTGTAATTCATTTTCAGAACATTCTGCTCCAACCACTTCTGTTGATCTAGAGCAGCGGAAGCTTGATCGAGAAGAGAATCATCTCGCCATACTTCAAAAATATTAGGTTTGATTCCCCTTACAACTTTCCATTGAGTTCCACCAATAGAAAATTCAACTTCAACTCTACAGTCCTTTTCATTTACAGAGTTAATTAGTTGAGGTTTATTGATTTTACGAAAAGGCTTACCAAACAAAGAAAACGTAAGAGCATCAAGAACGGTTGACTTACCAGCACCGTTCGTACCAATGATTAAGTTTGTATTGTGTTTGGTAAAGTCTAGTTCAGTAAACTGTTGTCCTGTACTAAGAAAATTTTTCCAACGAATTTTTTCAAATAAAATCATGTTCAGTTCTAGGAGGAATTACAAAGTCATTTTTAGTAATGATAGCATATCTATAATCACTCATCTCGCATGTCTTTATCATTATTTCATCTTCAATCTCAATCACATGCATTTCTGGACTTCCGTCTTCTTCCAACATCATGGCAAACCTAACGGCATCATCTTCCTCTTCAAAGAGATAAAGAATTTGTTCTCCTTCTTCATTCTTTACTGAATATGCGCCTTCAGTTTCTTTTCCATGAATTGTTAGAATAAACATTACACTAGTTCACAAGCTTCTTGATATATCTCCTGCATCATTCGCTGAACAACTGATTTATCAAGATTAATTTCTGCCTCCTGAATATATCTATTCAAGATAGAAAGGGTGTCTTCTGACTCAAATGCTTCAAACTCTTCAGATTCTTCAATTACAAAATTTTCTACAACCTTTAAGTCAGAAACATTAGAAGCATAAAGTTTATCAATGAACTTTTCAAATTGCTTGGTATCAGTTTTTTTACGAACAATAACCTTTACAATTTTGTTCTCATATTCCCTGGTATCAAATGTTTGGTAGTTTGTATCCTCATAGTAGATGCTATAGAACATTCTATAAGGATTATTGATTGGAGTGTGTTCTAACGTTTCAGTATCAAAGATGTGGAAACCTCTTTTATCATTCAAATCATTCCAATACAATTCATATGGATTTCCTAGATAAAAGATTCTTCCGTTGTCCGATCGAGTGTGATAGTGTCCCGAGAAGACATGACTGAACTTCTCAAATAATTTGCTCTCCATACCGTGTTCCATGACGATACTTTTATTAACTCTAAATCCTTGTAGCTCAAGGTGCCCCATCGCACATATGCTAGATGTAGTTTTAATAGATGTGAGAGTAGTTTCATAATTTTCTTGATTAATCCAGGGTATAAAAAGAACTTTAAGTTTATCTAATGTGACTTCAGTTGGTTCGGAATATACGGTTACATTGTCATATTCACGTAGAAGTAAATCTACAGCATTTACTTCATTTGTATTTTTATAATATGCAGTATGATTTCCAACAATGGTATGGACAGTTACTCCCATTGCTTGGAGTCTATCGTAATAATTATTCTTTGCCCAAGAAAGTGCTGAGAAATCAATACCTTTGCGACTGTCAAAGGTATCACCCATATCAATTACAGTTGTGATACCTTCTTTTTTTAGTGTAGGAAAGAATACGTTCTCATAAAACTTCAGAAAGTAATCATGAAAAAGTTTTGAATTCTTTCTTGCACCGAAATGCTGATCGGTAATAATTGCAACTTTCATTAACCGCGCAGTTTTGAGTGAACGTTGTCCTTAATGCTATTGTAGTCGGAATAGTTAGAGCCGTCAAGTGTATTGCTATCATCAAACACTTCACTGAATCCAGACTTCTCAAGGATTTTGTTCTTGATTTCTAACTGACGCTTTTCTCTTTGGATACGACGAAGGAAAGCATAGTGAATGATTTGGGTGAAGTATGCAAAGGGGTTCTGTGACTTCTCTGGATTGAAGTTGTGAATGTATTGAACACAGTTCTCAATCCCATCAGAAATCATATCCTCTTTGAACATGTAGTTCACGAAGTTTGGTTTGAATGACAGGTGATTAGCAATCTTCAGGAAACACTCACCAATGTAGCGGGGAATAGGAGGCTTAGTGTCCCATCTCTGAGAGCGATCTTCTTTGGTTGGTTCTCTACCATACTTCTTGATAAAGGCAATCTCAACATCTTCACGATATTTAATCAGTGCGGAGAGAAACTCTTTATTGTTTACGTAGTGCTCTGACCTCTTTCTTTTGGCCATAACTGCTGTTGATATCATTAGTTTATCTCATAATATGTATGAATTATACCATTTTTAAAAATGCTTGACAAGTCCTCAAATACTCAGTAGAATACCTTTGTTAGGGTTGATAGAGATGGCTTAGCTACTCTTATAGAGCTTCTCTAGAATCTCTTTAGCATCATTGACATTAGAGACATAACCCATTGTTTTAGTAATATTCTTTTTATTAGTTCCTTTGTCTAAAGGTTCTCTTACGAAAGTTTGATACATCATTATCATTTCAATATCAGAAGATTCAGAGATAGTAAGAACATCTTCTAGATTTAAGATGAACATATCATCAGTTGTTGTTTTAAGCCAAGGTTCTAATGAATAACCAACAACACCTTTTCTTCCTGTTATTTCATTAACAATAATTGGATTAGAAACTATTAACATAGTTCTATCTTCTTCTTCAGAAGCTGCTACTTTAGCAAATATCTCTTCTCCTGTTTTTAACTTTATTGTTGCATAAAAGTCGTCTTCAATTCCCATTTTTCTTTAATTGAATAGTGATTATCTCATAGTTAAAATTCTCTTCATTGTATGTTTTAATTCTTTCAATAAAGTGATTAAGAGTATAATTTTTTCTAGTGTTATAAGTGCAATCGTCAGAGATATCGTAAAGAGTGGCTTTTACTTTGTCTTTTCCTTTTCTAAGAACTCGTCCAATACTTTGAAGATTTCTGATTCTGGACTTACTTGGAGAGGCAAAGATAACATTATGGAGGTTTTTAATATTGATACCTGTAGAAAAAGTTCCATAAGAGGCAACAATAATTGCGTTGTTTTCTCTCTCTGTAATCTCTCTGACTAATTCTCTTTCTTCAGCATCCACTCCACCATGAACAAAGAATACTTTACGTTCTTCACTAGTGTTACTATTTATTTGTTCGTAAAGTACTGCACCATGAGCTTCTACTCTTGCAAACAAAACAAGAGTATTGCCTTTTAAATCTAAAGTAAGATTACGAATGAACTTATTTCTCTGTTCGTGACCGATTAAATACTGTATCTCATCTTCATAAGTTTCAAACTTTTGTGGTGGGTGTTTAAGAACAAGACACTGAATGTCAAGTTGAGAAAGATGTCCTTGTCTCATCAACTCATCAGTTCTTGTTACCTTATACGATGGGCCAAATAATCCTTCAAGAACCCACTTGTGAGTTTGTGTACCATCTAATGTTCCAGTGAATCCAAATCTATATTTTGCATGATGTAGTTTAGTCATGATTTGTATTAATGATTTGGACTTGAAAAGATGTGCTTCATCACCTATAATACATCCATAATCTTCAAAAAAAGATCGCTCTAGTTTATATACTGACTGCCATGTGGTAATTGTCACTGGAGCATCATTACTCTTCTCTCTACCAGAATAGATACGGTGGCAATATGAGTCAGCATCCCAACCATAATCCAAAAAGTCCTTGTACATCTGCTCTACAAGAGATGTCGTCGGAACAACTAGAAGAATTTTTTTGCCTTTATCCACATAGTATCTTACGAGGGAATAAATCATTAGTGATTTGCCGCTCGCTGTGGGGCTTATCAATAGTTTTCTATTATGCTTTAGGGCACCATATACTCCCTCAATTTGATACTTCCTGGGAGTATGGACACAAATGGAATGCATATAATCCTTGACACCTTCATATGAGATATGTTCATTTTCCTCATATGGAGTTCCATAGAACTTATTGTCTTCAAACTTATAAGTATATCCGTATTGCTTACAGAAATTGACAATCTTATCTAAGAGTCCAACATAAATCTGTTTGGATCTCATATCATATAAATGAATCTCCCCGTTCCAGTTTCTATTTCTATATTGGGGCATAAATTTAGCCCCTTCCACTTGAAAGGTAAATTTATCTCTTAATTCGTATTCAATGTGTGGTTGTGTTTCTATTCTTAAAAATACTTCATTTGCTTTTTTTATAACAAGATCAGTAGTATTCATATTAAGATTCTATCTGGAAATATTTATCTCTTATATCCAGACTCTCTTCTTTTTTTATAGTATTCCTTTAAACTATCACTTCTCTTCTTTTTTTCTTCTTCTGTAAGTTTTCTTCCTTTTGTGTAACTATTGCCCTGCATTCTTTTTCTCATTTTTTCTTTAGTCTCTTCACTGTGAGAAAACCCGGTTAATCCTTTATTCCAAGGTTCTTTCCCTTTTTTTGAAAGAGACATTTTTAATTTTGCTTCTTCTGTATGATTCCATCCCTTTCTCCAATACTTATGATCAAAAGGTTCAAAATTATTGTCGTCAAAATCAAAATCTTTTAGAGAGGAAAATATATCATCCATACTTTGCATTTGTTACTTCAAATATTTATCTACCCTAGTCCAGCATTGAATCTCATGAACTCAATTGCATTCTTGATTTGATATGTGCGATTAGTAATCTGCTTTAAAATGCTTTCAATGTAAACAAGCATTGTATCGTAGTAATCAATCTTCAGGCAGATTGTTGAAAGCTTCTCATCCGCATCCAAATATTTTTGCATAGTGTCTTTATCCCTAATTTTTTTAGGAAATGGATTCTCCACATAAACATCAGGATCTGCTTTTCCACTAAAATACTCATAGCGTTCGTGTCGAATATTTTTTCTCTGTTGCTC